GTCACGATGTTACGGTGATCGACAACGAGTCATCTGACGCACACGATCAGTTTTACTGGAATCCCGCAGCAAGAAACTACAAGTACGACATTAACGACTACACAATGGTTCGTGAACTGTATGAAGGCGTGGACACAGTATTCCACCTTGCAGCGGAAGCGCGGATTCAGCCGTGCATCGAAGACCCACTGAAGGCGGTTGAAGCCAATATGCTTGGCACTGCTAGTGTATTGCAGTGCGCTCGGGTGTGTGGTGTGAAACGGGTAATCTACTCGTCCACTTCTTCTGCATACGGATTGAAGAATACCCCACCGTTGGTTGAAACCATGCCCAACGATTGCCTGAATCCGTATTCGGTCAGCAAGGTGGGTGGTGAAGAGTTGTGCAAGATGTACTCCAAACTGTACGGATTGGAGACAATCATTTTCCGCTACTTCAATGTTTACGGTGAGCGTCAGCCTATTCGTGGTCAGTACGCTCCAGTGATTGGAATTTTTTTGCGTCAACGAGCCGCAGGGGAACCAATGACCATTGTGGGAGACGGGGGACAGAGACGAGATTTCACCCATGTGAGTGATGTGGTGGAAGCCAACATCAAGGCTTCTAATTTTATTGCTCCCGAATATGATGTGATAGATAATGGTTCTTACAAGATATATCGTGGGTGGGAGTGGGGACAGGTTTATAACATTGGCACAGGAACCAATCATTCAGTAAATGAAATTGCCGCCCTCATGGGCGGAGAAACCGTGAATATCTCTCCTCGTCCTGGTGAGTCCCGTGTTACTCTTGCAAACATCACCAAAGCAAAAACACAACTTGGATGGACTCCCCAAATTCGTCTTGAAGACTGGATCGCGGAGCATAAATAAAGGTACAAGGAGATTGTGAATGTCTACAGTATGCCTTTCAATGATTGTCAAGAACGAAACCAAGATTCTGCACGAGTGCTTGGACTCTGTTCACCCCCACATCAACTACTGGGTAATCGTAGACACAGGCTCTACAGACGGCACACAGGAGTACATCAAACAGTACTTTGCCCAAAAGGGAATTCCTGGCGAACTCATTGAACGTCCGTGGGTTGGTTTCGGTCACAACCGCAGCGAAGCCCTAGACCTGTGTGCAGGCAAAGCAGACTACGCGTGGATGATTGATGCCGATGATCGAATCGTGGGTGACTTCAAGTACCCAAACGGCAAGAACATGACCCATGACGCTTACGCCCTGAAGTGCGGGCGGGATAACTGTATATGGTGGCGTAACCAAATCTTCAAGACCGGAATCGGTTGGAAGTACGTTGGTGTGCTGCACGAATACGCCCATTGTGAAAAGCCCAACCTTACCCAAGCAAAGATTGACGGCAACTACTTCTTGGAAGCCCGTACTCTTGGTCAAGAGCGCAACGGCGGAGTCACTGCTGTGGAAAAGTACTCCAAGGACGCAGAACTGCTGCTTGAAGCACTAAAAACCGATCCCACAAACACCCGTTACCAGTTTTATTTGGCACAGTCGTACTTTGACTCGCAGCAGTGGGACAAGGCTATTGAAGCGTACTACAAGCGCGTGGAGATGGGTGGATGGGAAGAAGAGTGCTACTACTCCCTGTTCCGTGTAGCCCTGTGTGAAATCCAAAAGGAGTCGCCGTGGACAGTTGTTCAGCAGAAGTTCTTGGACGCATACGACTACCGTCCGTGTCGTGCAGAGCCACTACACGCTATTGCGCGATTCCTGCGGATGAACGGTCGCCCACGCGCAGCGTATCTGTTTGCAAAGGAAGCGGCTACAATTCCGTATCCACAGCAAGACATTCTGTTTATTGACAACAACATTTACGAGTGGATGGCACTGGACGAACTGGGATCAACCGCGTTCTACACTCACGATTACCAGTTGGGCGCGTATGCGTGTGATAAACTCCTGCGAGACGGTAAACTGCCCCAGTCCGAAGCAGAGCGAGTATCCAAGAACTTTGCAGCGTACAAGGAACGGCTTGCACAGATTGGTCAGCAAATGCCACAGGTACAGCAAAAAGCACCCAATGTTCCTGTGATAAACTTGCAGCCCACGCAGTCACTTCTCACGGGAATTACTTCCATAGATAAGAAGTCCAAGAAGAGGAGAGGCTGATGGCAACCCCAGGATATTACGACATCCCCACTCAACGAAACGCCACGTTCCAGTTTCATGTGGAGTATCAAGACGAAAACGGGAACGGCGTTGACCTTACAGGGTACACTGCTCGGTTTCACGTGCGTCCCGACCCCAACAGTGCGGTAAAGTACCTTGAAGTTACCGTGAGTGGTGTAACGGGTGGGGGGGCGACTGGTGGTTGGACTGCCGCTGCCGCAGGAGTCTCAGGTGTTGGTGGTATTACCCTTAACGCAGATGAAACCGCAGGTGCACTCACAGGCGGAATTCGCGTCACCGCCGACGCAACCACGATGGGTTACGTTCCCCACGGCAAGTGGTGGTACTCCTTGGACATTACAAAGGGCAGCACCACGGACGAAATCCTGTTTGGTCGCTTTGATGTACAACCCAAGGGAACCCGTTGAGAGCACAAGTTCTTGGTATTCGACACACAGTAAATCCCAAGTGCTCTGCACAGCGGGTTCGTGTTGTAGAGCGCAGCCACACCGTGAAGCCCAAGGGCAACGGCGGGGGCGTAGTGCTACAGAAGAAACGTGGAACGCATTTGGTTCGGGTATCAGTGGACAAAGGCGTGGTTCTTCGTAGGCACAAAGATCGTTTCCTTTTAAAGGTTGACACTTGACAACCGCATCTTTTGGAGTACCTTTTCGGCATGAACACACTGAAGTTTTACCGTTTGCGTGACGATGTGGCAGTTCCCCAAGTACAGACCGCAGCCTCCGCTTGCTTTGATCTGCAAGCGTATCTGAAGAGCCAAACGCTCACCATGTACAACAAGTGGAACGAGAAGATCACATTCGCTGCGGATGAGTTCTGCGTGGGTATTCGAGTAGAACCAGGTGAACGAGTGCTTGTGCCCACAGGGCTAGTGCTTGATATTCCCTATGGGTACTCTGTGCGGATTCACCCCCGCTCTGGAGTGTCACTAAAGCAGGGGCTGACCCTTATCAACGCAGAAGGAGTGGTTGACGCAGACTACTTGGAGGAACTGTTTGTTCCCGTGTACAACGCTTCAGGTATTGCAGTGCAGATAAAGCACGGTGAGCGTATTGCCCAAGGTGAACTGGTGCAGTGTGCCCACTACGAAATCGTGGAAACATCTACCCGACCCGTACAGAAAACGGATCGGGCAGGAGGATTTGGTAGCACAGGAGTTTAATATGACGCGTGATGAACTGTTGGGATTTCATTCTGATTTGTGTAAAGAGGCTCGTGACTTGATGAGCCTGAAGAACCGCGACTACGCAGGCAATGAAGGCATTGAGCCGTTTGCTAACTTTACCCGCGTGGAAGCAATGGGCATCTGCAAGACGGAGCAGGGTTTCATGGTGCGGTTAACTGACAAGATGAGCCGCCTGTCGTCCTTTGTTCGTGCAGGCAAGATGCACATCAAGGACGAGTCTTTCAAGGACACCTGTGTTGATGTAATCAACTACATGGTGCTGCTTGCTGCGTACCTACAGGATAAAGAAAAAGAGTCCAAGACTAACTAACACTACCCGTGCTGAACACAAACATACCACATTTCTATTGCTACATGAGAAAAGAGCATATGTACCAGCACAAATCTCACGTTGGTGAATTTGTGAAGGTGTCTGTGTTTGCTGCTCAATCAAACCCAGACAGGGCACTGCTGTTTCATGTTCTAACAGATGATGGGCTTGTCCGAAGCAGAGTTCCCATTCATATGTTGTGCCACAAAAAAACTGCTCCGCAAATACCTTTGGACTACTTGCAGTTGTGGGACTGCTTCTCCGTGAACTGTACGGTCAACGTTTACGATTACCTGAAAGCCTCAAGAGTAAAGGTAGTTCTGAAAGACAAACAAGAACTGTGGGGCGAGTACATGATGACATTCGACTGGTACGGCAATCCGTACAGCGATGAGCCAACACAGTACAAGTGTTTGCACCTGATACGGCTGGACAACGGCTGCTACACGCTACAACCAAATAATAGAATTTACTGGAAACATATGTCATTTGTTACTACTCCTTTTCCGACAAATCCGGACTTTAAAGTTGACGATAAAGTGTTTAGATGCGAAGCCGCAAGTGATCGTTGGCTGATTGAAGGAGACGACGATTCGTACTACTACAGTTTAAAAAATGAAACCGTCTAATTGCCCGCTTGACAAAAGTATTGTGTGGTGTACAGTAAACACATGATCCGACACCTCGGCTACGCCTGTCAGAACCTGTCCCTGTGTGAGGGGCGCAAAGCGAAGGATCGGCTTTTCACCGACCGCACCCTGCGTATGGACAGGTTCTCGCTTGAGCGTGTGGGTGAACTGGGTGCGCGAAACGCTGCGGATCTACTGCCCATTCTCCAGTGGAACGCCGAAAACGGAATCTACTTTTTCCGTATCGGCAGCGGTATGTTTCCGTTCATGGATCACCCCACGCTCCGCTACAGCATGGACTGTTTGCAGCCTGCCCACGCGGAGTCCATCCGCAGTAGCCTTGCAGCCGCCGGTGCGTTTGCAAAGGCACACGGTATGCGCCTGTCGTGCCATCCGGGTCCGTACACTTGTCTTGCCTCTCCCGATCCCGACACCGTTGTAAAGAGTGTGCAGTGTTTGGAAATGCACTCACTCATCGGTGACCTGTTGGGCTACGGTGACGAGTTTGCCATCAACATCCACATGGGTGGCGTGTACGGCGACAAGCACTCCACCGCAGGACGGTTCCTAAAGTCGTTCTGTGTGCTGCCTCCCGCAATCAAGCGACGGCTCACACTTGAGAATGACGACAAGCCCACAATGTGGAGCACGACGGAACTGTTCAAGGAAGTAGCCAAGCACTGCACGATCAAACTGGTGTTGGACATCCACCATCACCGCTTCTGTCAACGGGAGTCCCTGCGCGAGGCTGCTGCTATGGCGTTCAGCACATGGGACGGGTTCTGCGAGATTCCAAAGGTTCACTACTCGGAGTCCAAGCCCAACGCACGACCTCAAGCCCACTCGGACTACATTCGGGAGAAGATGCCTGCCCTGTCGGATACAGTGCAGTACGATGTAATGGTTGAAGCCAAAGCCAAAGATTTGGCACTACTTGAGTACAGAAAGGTACACTTCCCATGCTTGGTGTGATTCTCTCATTGTTTTTGGTCTGCGTTCCCCCTACCGTTGACACTACTGCTCTACTGGACGCCATGTACACCGTGGAGTCCGGTCGGGGCAAGACCCTTGTGGGTGACGGTGGCAAAGCCATTGGACCCTACCAAATTTGGGAAACCTACTGGCGCGATGCCGTGGAGTTCGACCCTTCAATCGGTGGTGAGTACACGGACTGCATTGACAAGGCGTACTCTGAAAAGGTTGTTCGTGCGTACTGGGCACGGTACGCCCCGAAGGGCGCAACGCTTGAGCAGTTGGCGCGTATTCACAACGGTGGCTGTGGTATCTTGAAAAAGGAACACAGCACCAAGGCAAAGGATCGTAAGGCGTGGGACAACACCACAAAGTACTGGAAGAAGATTCTAAAGGAGATGCAGCAGTGAACAAGCCATTTGGATACTCGTATTTTATTGATATGTACGGTTGCCGCGCAGGATCCGCAGACAACATGGAACTCACCTACCGCTTTCTTGAGCAGTTGGTGGATCGCAGCAAATTAGTAATATTTACATTCTTATTATTGTAGTTTCTTTATTGTGAAGGTTCCCAATATGAGAAAAGGCGGAACCGTTGACAGAACGGAGTGGGTCGCCTATGTCAACTTCCCCCCAAAGGACTCTTTGAATGAGCAATTTCAATAAGGAATTACCTGTGCCCCTGTTTGACGAAACCCCACAGACACTATCGTGTTCCGTAACCGTTGACGACACTATTCGTGAACTGTCTGCTGCGTTTGACTACGCGTTTGACGGGCACAGCACTTTTACCGTTCCGCAAACAGGAACAGTGCCGTCACGGTTTGGAATCGGACTTATTGTGGGACCGTCAGGCACAGGCAAATCGTCTCTGTTGCGGCAGTGGGGAACACCAGTGGATCCGGTTTGGGATCCAACCAAAGCAGTGTGTTCCCACTTTGAGTCCGCTGCGGACGCACGGGAGCGGTTGAGTGCGGTGGGATTCAACTCTATTCCGTCGTGGATGCGCCCGTATCATGTGCTGTCAACAGGAGAGAAGTTTCGCGCAGACATGGCACGGCGGCTCGGGGACAGCGCGACGGTGGACGAGTTTACTTCAGTGGTGGATCGCAACGTGGCACAGTCGTGTGCAAACTCCATTCGTCGGTATGTGGATCAAAAGGGGCTGACGGGACTGGTGTTTGCGTCATGCCACTACGACATTATTGAGTGGCTACGCCCTGACTGGATTTTTGACACAAACACCAACCGCATGGTTGGAAGGGGGTTGGAAAGGCGACCCGAAATCGTCTTGGAGATGCTTCCTTGCGGGGCAGAAGCGTGGGCAATGTTCCGCAACCATCACTATCTTGACGGAAACCTCAATAAAAGTGCACGGTGTTGGCTATTTACATGGAACGACACCCCCATCGGCTTCACTTCAGCAGTCACTCTTCCAAGCGGAACCTTGAAACGGGCGTGGCGAGAACACCGTAGCGTTGTGCTGCCTGACTTCCAAGGCTTGGGATTGGGTGTTCGCATTTCAGACGCAACGGCTGAAATGTTTGTGCGTGACGGGTGCAGATATTTCTCAAAGACTGCTCACCCACGAATGGGTGAGTACCGCAACCGTTCACCTCTATGGAAGCCTACCACAAAGAACGGTATCTCTCGACAAGACTACAAGACGCGGCTTTCTAACTTTGAAGGCAGATATCAGATGAAACACGCAGACCGTGTGTGCTACTCACACGAATACATCGGAGGACTGAAATGACTTTACGGGACTGGAGCATGATTGTTTTGGGATATTTGCTTGCACAAACCCTGCGGTTTGTGTGGAGTGAATGGGGAGTCAAAAAGTAAAGGCGCGAAGCGCGTATCAAGGACTAATTCATGAATTGGATTGGAGATATTTGATGAACACACACCGCATCATTCTTGGTGACTGCATTACGGGCATGAAGACGCTGCCAGACGGCTGCGTTCACATCCACAAACCCTAGAGGAGATTTTCTAATAAGCAATTTCAAGCCAATCCTTTTGACTACTGATGATTTTCTGTCGCACTTTCGTTTGCAGGACATCTCGTATGAGAAGTTTTGTGAGAAACTGTCTGTGCTTGACATATCGGACAAGTCTGGTCAGTTTGCTGTGCGAAGTGGTATAGATGCTTTCATTGAAAGAGTTTCCAAGAAGGATGATCGGAAGTCAAGACTAGATCGCTACAAACAAGTAATGTATCGTTTGCTTGTTACTGATGCCAAATCTGTGCTTTTGTGGTGGTACAACAAATATCTGTCTATTGACAATCCAGTATCTCATTATTTCTTTGTGCCTGCTTCGCTTCCAAGTGGAGACATCTACGACGGCAGACACAAGAGCGCATACGGCAGGATATGCAAAAACATAAACTTCTCTGAGTTCTACAACACCAAGAAACTCTATGAGAACGACAGCGAATACTGCTTGGGACTTATGAAGGCAGCGTTTGAGGACTTCAAGATCAGAAATAGCATGGTTTGCCCTGCTTTCTTTGACCATGTGTGCAATACCACTGATAATTACGATCAGTTTTGGACAGACTTTATGGTGGGTGCAAACAAGCCAACGGTATTCAATCCTGTTGTGTATCGCTCAATCGTGGATACCCTTCTTTCAGGAGAAGTTCTTTTTGCTCCAGTGATGGGGTGGAATGCGTATCAGTTGGCATTCTACAAGACAAATTTCTCCACATTTGTGTCAACAGATGTTATACCGTCAGTTATACAAAACGGAAACAGACTCCACTCCCTCTACTCCGAAAATGAAAAATCTTCGTTGGTGCAGAGCAACAAGACTATTGACCTGTATCTGTGTCCAAGCGAGGATTTGAAGCACACAGACTTTATGCAAAAATACGAGGGTTGTGTTGACGGAATACTTTTTAGCCCTCCGTATTTTGATCTTGAACTGTATCAAGGAGAAGATCAGAGTGCCGTTCGCTACAAAAACTACAACGAGTGGTTGACACAGTATTGGGAGCAGACTATTCTCCTATGTGCACAGTCAATGAGAGCAGGAGCAAGAATGGCATATGTTATTAGCAACTACACTAATGCCGCAAAACAAATTGTCAACATAAGTGAAGACACATCATTGATTTCATCACGACACTTAAAGTTGGTTGACAAAAAAAGTCTAAAGTGGAGTGCAATGGGAGGCTCACGACAGGCAAAGAAAACCCGAAATGGCAACTACGAAGACATTTGGGTATATGAGAAGGTATAGTATATCCACATACATCGAGAAGGATTTTACACAATGAGCAATTTCAAGCCAATTAACCTACTCAACACAGACTGCATTCGTTTTCTATCAGACTTACCCACAGAGTCTATAGACATGGTTTTGGTTGATCCTCCTTACTTTGAAATTATGAGAAATGGTTGGGACAACCAATGGCAGAGCGAGTCCGAATATTTGGATTGGTGCAAACAATGGACAGCAGAATGCTTTAGAGTTTTAAAGCCCAATCGCTGTTTCTGTGTGTGGGGAACCACAAAGACAGACACCTTTCTGAAATACAAACTTCAAGTTCTGAACTCCTTTCCAATAGAGTATCAAAACTGGATTATTTGGAATTACGATTGGGGCGGTAGAGGCAAGAAGACCTTTGCGCGTAAACACGAAGACTTGCTTGTCTACAGCAAAGGCAAGGACTTCCTGTTTGATGCAGATGCGGTTCGCATTCCGTACAAAGTAAAAACCAATGTTCGCAAAACTGCCGCGAACAATCCACTTGGAAAAGTACCAACAGATGTGTGGGAAAAAAACAACCACACCATGAGCAAGGAATATGTGAATTGGCATCCCACACAAAAGCCAATACTTTTATTGGAAAGACTTATAAGTGCGTATACCAAAAGTGGAGAGACCGTGGTAGACTGTTTCAGCGGAAGTGGATCAACCGCCATAGCCGCACACAACACAAACCGAAACTTTATGGGTTGTGAGTTGGACAAGGATTACTACGAACGCTCTCTACTACGCATAAAGAGCATGACAGGAACCTGATGGACTTCTACACTTCTGTTGACATTAGTGGCAAGAATATCCTGTACCGTGGCTGGAAAAACGGGCAGAGGCAGCACATCCGCATTCCGTTCTGCCCAACGCTGTACATTCCGTCCAATGACAAGAGCGAGTTCACCACCGTCAACGGCAAGCCTGTTCAGCCCGTACAGTTTGATGACATTGGAGAAGCGCGAGAGTTTATTGACCGCTTCAAGGATGTGTCTAACTATCCCATTTACGGGAACACTAACTTTGTGTACCAGTACTTGTACAGGGAGTTCCCTGACGAAGTACAGTATCGAATGGACGGCTTGCGTATTGCCACCATTGACATTGAAACTTCTTGCGAGGGCGGGTTCCCAACACCAGAGTCACCCAATGAAAAGGTGATTGCCATCACGGTCACACAAGGGGGCAAGACCTATGTGTTTGGTTTGGGTAACTTCAGCATAGAGGGAGAGGGAGTTCATGCCATCCCATACGAGGACGAGCGAGAACTACTGGAGGGATTCGTCTCTCTGTGGAAGTCTCTTGATCCGGACATCGTGACGGGGTGGAACATCAGGTTCTTCGACATTCCGTACCTTGTGGCACGGATGAATCGTCTTGAAGACGGATGGGCAAACTCCCTCTCTCCTTGGGGTCGGCTGCGGGAAACCATGGTGAATCGCATGGGACGGAATCAGACCGCGTACATCATTAGCGGTATTGCCACGCTTGACTACTACGAACTGTACCAAAAGTTCACGTATATAAAGCAGGAGTCGTACTCCCTGAACCACATTTCCAAGATGGAGTTGGGTGAGGAGAAGCACTCATACGGCGAGTACGAAACCATTCAAGAGTTCTACACGCAAGACTTCCAAAAGTTTGTTGAGTACAACTTGCAAGACGTTCGGCTCGTAGACAAACTGGAGTCTAAACTGAAACTACTGGAACTGGCAGTAGCCCTTGCGTATTCAGCCCGTGTAAACTTTGAGGATGTGTTCTCCCAAGTCCGCACATGGGATGCTATCATCCACCACCACCTGATGAGCAAGGGCATGGTGATTCCACAGAAGCAGGACAACCACAAGGACGATCAGTACGCTGGTGCGTATGTCAAAGATCCCCTTGTTGGCAAGCACGATTGGGTGGTGAGTTTTGACTTGAACTCCCTGTATCCCCACCTCATCATGCAGTTCAATGTATCACCCGAGACAAAGACCGCACACTTTGGGCGTGGTAGTGTCACTCCTGAAGCGGTGCTGAACAGTGATCCCAAGATTGCAGAAGTCACATCACTCGCCCGCGAACACGGGGTGTCTGTTGCGGCAAACGGTGTTGCGTTCACAAACGCGCGTCAAGGGTTCTTGCCTGAACTCATGGAGAAGATGTACGCAGAACGCAAGCACTTCAAGGGACTGATGATTGCTGCACAGAAGCGGCTTGTTGAACTGGGCAAGGACGCAAGTCCTGTACAGCGACAGGAAATTGAGTACGAGATTTCCAAGTACCACAACTTCCAGTTGGTGCGTAAGATCCAGTTGAACTCCGCATACGGTGCAATCGGAAACGAGTACTTCCGCTTTTTTGATGTGGAACTGGCTGAAGCCATTACTCTGTCGGGGCAGTTGAGCATCCAATGGATTGGTGAAGCACTGAACCGCTTCCTGAACAAAGCCCTAAAGACAGACGGAGAGGACTACGTGATTGCGTCCGATACTGACTCTGTGTACTTGCGGCTCGGCGCGGTGGCGGGAATGTGCAAGGACACCGACACAGGCAAGCGGGTAGACTTCTTGAACAATTTCTGTGAAAGGGTGTTGCAGCCGTTCATCGACAAACAGTTCGCAGAACTCGCGTCCAAACTGAACGCCTACGAGAACAAGATGGTCATGGGCAGAGAAGTGATTGCACAAACAGGTGTGTGGACTGCGAAGAAGCGGTATATGCTGTCTGTGTGGGACGCTGAAGGGGTTCGATACAAGACTCCCAAGTTCAAGATCATGGGAATGGAAACAGCCCGTTCGTCCACTCCTGCGTATGTCCGCAAGGCACTAAAGTCTGCAATCGAAATGGTGCTGATGCGTGACGAAGCCACGCTTCAGGCGTTTGTAAAGCAGACACAGCAGGAGTTCAAGACCCTTTCGGTGGAGGACATTTCGTCGCCCCGATCTGTTTCAGAAATGGACAAATGGCGCAGCAGCGGTACTATTTACAAGAAGGCTACGCCCATCGCGGTAAAGGCTGCACTCCTGTACAACCACCTTCTTGCAAAGCATAAATTGGAGCGCAAATATCGTGAGATCAATGAGGGAGAAAAGATGAAGTTCATCTACTTGAAGTCTCCCAATCCGCTTCACGACACAGTAATTGGATTTACTGTGAGCCTTCCAAAGGAGTTTGGACTGGAGCGGTACGTGAATCGTGACTTGCAATTTAGTAAAACCTTCTTGGAGCCACTACGCGCAATTACTGATGCGGTGGGGTGGAGTTCGGAAGAACGAGCGTCGTTGGATTCTCTGTTCTCGTGAACATGGAAAGGTATATTTTACAGTGGACACAGCCTCTACATACGGTAGAGTATGAATGAAAGGAAACAGATGGCTACAAAGATTATCAAGATGCGTAGTGGTGAAGAAGTGGTTGCGGAAGTTACGGAGTCCATTGACGGCTCGTCAGTGCTGCTAAAGAACCCGTGTATGTTTGTGCCTGTGCGCCGTCCCGAAGGCAACAGCCTTGCGATGGTCCCTTGGTCTGCACTGATTGACACCGATCAGCACGTTCGTGTTCCGATTGACGGTATTCTGTTCACAGCAGAACCTCTGCCCCAGTTGCTCAATGAGTACAATTCACAGTTCGGTGGCTTGGTTGTGCCAACAAAGTCAAGCCTTGCCGTGCCCGCACTGAAGTTAGCGGATGAGTGATCACCTAGAACCACAGCACAGAGAGTACCTGAAGAGTTTGGTTAGGGCTCGTCAGGTGCTTCTCCGTGTGGAAATCAAGCGGATGCTTGCAGACAAACACGGCACTCTGCAAGGCATCCGTGAAAGCGAGAACGAATTGTTGTGGACGGAAAAGGTACTACAAAAACTGGAGAACAAATGAAACTAAAGGACATTCTGAAGGCAGCAGGCAACAAGTACGCAACCGTAGCATCGGATGGACTTGAAGGCAGCGACGTGAAGGGATTCATTTCCACGGGATCGTATGCGTTCAACGCGCTGTTGAGCGGTTCGATCCACGGTGGAATTCCCGACAACAAGATCATTGCGCTTGCGGGTGAGCAAGCCACAGGCAAGACCTACTTTGCCCTGAATGTGGTGCGCGAGTTCTTGCAGAACGATCCCAAGGCAATGGTGCTGTATTTCGATACAGAGCAAGCCATTACTTCGGATCTGCTGCGGGATCGCGGCATCCCCACCGACCGAGTTGCTGTGCTGCCTGTGGCTACGGTGGAGGAGTTCCGCCACCAGTGCGTCCTGTTGGTGGACAAGTATCTTGAGGAGGACAAGGATTCCCGTCCACGCATGATGATCGTGTTGGATTCCCTTGGAATGTTGTCCACCGAGAAGGAGATGAACGACACCGCAGAAGGCAAGAACACCCGAGACATGACTCGCGCACAGGTCACGAAGGCGGCGTTCCGCGTTCTGACCATCAAGTTGGGTCACGCACGGATTCCTCTGCTGATGACGAACCACACATACGATGTGGTGGGTGCGTATGTGCCAACGAAGGAGATGGGTGGCGGCAGCGGACTAAAGTATGCCGCTTCCACCATTATCTACCTGTCCAAGAAGAAGGACAAGGTGGACAACGAGGTGGTGGGCAACATCATCCACTGCAAGGCGTACAAGAGCCGCCTCACAAAGCAGGACAAGATGGTGGATGTTCAGTTGAACTTTGAGACAGGTCTAAACAAGTACTACGGTCTGCTTGATGTTGCCATCAAGCACGGCATCTTCAAGAAGGTGTCCACGAAGATTGAACTTCCGAACGGCAAGACCGCGTTTGAGTCACAGATCAACAAGAACCCCGAGAAGTACTACACCGAGGACATCTTGAAGGCTATCGACATTGCCGCAAAGAAGGAGTTCTGCTACGGCAAGGACGAGGCACAGGCAGCACTGGACAAGTTGGCTGAACTTGACGAGGAGATTGGACTCACTTGAGCCAAACCGAAAAGACAATTCTAGCGGGATTGCTGACTGACTCTGAATTCTGCAAGAAGACCATTCCGTTCTTGCAAGAGGAATATTTTCTTGACAGGGTTGACCGAGCGGTATTCCGTTCGGTAAAGGAGTTTGTGGACGAGTACAAGGGCGTTCCCACACGGGAAGCCCTGCTTATCGCACTGGAGAACAACAAGAACCTTAATGAGGACGAGTTCTCGCGGTGCAAGTCTCTTGTTGGTGACTTGAGCAAGGCAGGCAAGCAGGATTTGGAGTGGTTGGTTGACACCACAGAACAGTTCTGTAAGGACAAAGCCATCTACAATGCCATTCTTGAGTCCATTCAAATCATTGACGGCAAGGACAAGCACCGTACCCCAAACGCGCTGCCCGAGATCCTGTCCAAGGCTCTCGCGGTGTCGTTTGACACGAATGTGGGGCACGACTTCTTGGAGGACTACGAGCAGCGGTACGAGTTCTACCACCGTGTTGAACGCAAGATTGCCTTTGACCTTGAGATGTTCAACACCATCACCAAGGGCGGTATTGCTCCAAAGACTCTGAATGTCATCATGGCAGGCACGAATGTGGGCAAGAGCCTGTTCATGTGTCACCACGCAGCGTCGTGCATGATGCAGAACAAGAATGTGCTGTATATCACTCTTGAAATGGCTGAAGAGCGGATTGCGGAGCGTATTGACGCAAACGTGATGGACATTACGATGGACGAGTTGCAGGACTTGCCCCTTGAGATGTACGAGAAGCGGCTACAGAACGCAACGCGAGGGGTGAGCGGCAAACTCATCGTGAAGGAGTATCCTACCTCAATGGCAAGCGTGAGCCACTTCCGTATTCTTCTTGACGAGTTGCGGCTGAAGAAGGGATTTATGCCCGACATTATTTTCGTGGACTACATCAACATCTGTGCGTCTTCACGCTTCAAGCAGGGCAACAACATCAACTCGTACACATACATTAAAGCCATTGCCGAAGAGATGCGCGGGCTTGCGGTGGAACACGATCTGCCTATTGTTACGGCTACCCAGGTTAATCGATCAGGGTTCTCGTCCACAGACATTGACCTCACAGAAACTTCTGAATCATTCGGTCTGCCGCAGACAGCAGACTTCATGGTGGCACTCATCACCACCGAAGACCTTGAGAAGAACGGTCAGATTATGGTGAAGCAGTTGAAGAACAGGTACAACCAAAAGTCCACAAACAAGAAGTTTATTGTGGGGCTGAACTACGCCAAGATGAAGTTCTACGATGTGAGCAGCGACGAGTACGAAGACTTGAGCGATTCCAATATTGAGAAAAATGAAGGCAACGGTTACGGAGCAGGCTACCGACCCCGTGACCTGACAGTCATATCATCAAAGTTTAACCGAGGCGACACTTCAAATTGGAGCATATGATTGTCTCTGTTCATTGACAAAAAGTATATTGGACTGGTGTCTCCACAACTGGATCGGTTCAAGTGGAAGAGCACATCGGTTGCTAACTGCCGTTGCCCCATCTGTGGTGACTCGCAGCGCAACAAGAAAAAGGCAAGAGGCTTCTTCTTTCCAAAGAAAAACGACTACTTCTTCAAGTGCCACAACTGCGGTGCAGGGCACAATATGCATCGCTTTCTTGAAGCCGTGGCTCCTGCTCTTGCGCGGGACTACTCGTTGGAGAGGTGGCGCAACGGCGAGAACGGCAAGAGCAACTACGTGAAGCCCGACGAAACAGAGATTGCTCTACCAAAGGCTGATCTGCGTTTACCCCGTATCACTAGCCTACACACAGACCACCCTGCACGGGTGTACATGGAAGCGCGAAAGATTCCTGACCTGAATCGTTTCTACTTTGCACACTCCTTTGGTGATTGGGTTCGCAGCATTGACCCCCAATACACTGGTGTTCCAAACGAGGAGCGAATTGTGATTCCGTTTGTGAACAAGAGTGGAGAACTGGTAGCGGCACAGGGTCGTGCCCTTACAGGAAGCGGAATCCGATACATAACCGTGAAGTTCAAGAAAGACAGTCGTGCTGTGTACGGCGAAGACCGATTAGATTACTCTCGAAGGGTTTATGCTGTTGAAGGTCCACTTGATGCTGCTTTCCTGCCTAACGCAATTGCTCTTGCTGGTTGCGAACTGTCTGACGGGGTTAAAATGTTTGCGGACTGCGTTGTGGTCTACGATAACGAGCCTCGCAACACGGAAATAGTGGGCAAGATAGAGCAAGCCATCAAGAGCGGATACACTGTTTGCGTGTGGGGCGACTCGGTGAACGAGAAGGATATTAACGACATGGTGTTGGCAGGCAGAACCCCCGCAGAGGTTCAGAGAATTATTGACGAGTGTGCTTGCAGTGGTCTGACTGCTCTAGCCCGATTTTCACAATGGAGAGTGCGATGACACAAAACACAGTACATGTTCTTGATCACGGTTTCATCCAGTATGTGGATCACATGGGAAGTGATCTCACAGTGGTGAACGCTGCTCGGGTGTCGTTCAACAAAGAGAGCAGTTGGGACGGCGTACAGCACTGGAGTGGATCAATTACTGACAAGGCTTTAAACCAAAAGGATCAGAAACTGATCGCTTACCTTGCAAAGCACAACCACTGGACGCCATTTGCCCACCCACAGATCACCCTGCGGATCAAGGCTCCTATTTCTGTTCGCACACAATTTTTCAAGCACAAACAGGGGTTTGTCGAGAACGAAGTGTCGCGTCGGTATGTGGTGGAAACTCCTGACTGCTACACCCCACAGTGGCGAACCGCCCCAACCGAAGGCGCAAAGCAAGGCTCGGACGGGTTTGTGCCTGAAGGATTCGACAAGAAAATGCACACACGAGACTACCAAGAAGCAGTGTCCCTGTGTGTAAAGCGGTACGAAAACCTTGTAGCAAAGGGTATTGCGCCTGAACAGGCACGGTTCATCCTGCCGCAGGGTATGTACACAGAGTGGTGGTGGACTGGATCCCTTGCTGCGTATGCCCGTGTGTTCAAGCAGCGAACAGATCCACACGCACAGTGGGAAATACGGGAGTACGCAAGCGCAATTGGTAAACTTGTTGCGCCCCTATTCCCCCATTCTTGGGTTGCCCTGACCATCTAAATAGGGTGATGAACGACTCCACCCCCAGTGAATCCTTTTCGGTAGGTGACTACCCAAACGGAACAGTTTTCAGACTTGTTCGCGGCATACGCGGTAGCAGTTATTCTGTGGGTGATCGCTTCATGCTTATTGGGGAAGAGGACTGCCACTCTCCAAACATTCTTAAATTGGGTGGCATGGGTGAGGGGTTCTTTATTGATCCCGCAGGCAAACCCCTAAAGATTGAAGCAGACGAGTCCCAGTTCCTCACAATTTTTGAAGCCGTAGTGGAAACGCCTGCTCCCGAACTGGTTTTGGGAGAGGGCGAAACCGTTGACCCTGAACCCAAACTCGTAACAGAGGAAAAGTTCACGGAGTTCCGCAAGGGCTTGGCGGGAGTGCTGCAAGAGATTGCCGCTGTCCGCACAGAGCGTGGCGAACGCGGTCCACGAGGCTTCCAAGGCGTACAGGGAGACAGAGGGGACAGCGGCGCGTCCGGACCACAAGGTGAGGCAGGACCGCAAGGCGAAGCGGGACCACGGGGACCGCAGGGTGAACCTGGTCCGCAGGGTCCACAGGGTGAACACGGCGAAAAGGGAGATCGGGGAACACAAGGACCACAGGGACCGCAAGGACCGCGTGGCGACAAGGGGGAACGCGGTGAGCGAGGCGAAAAGGGAGAGCGTGGTGAGGCGGGTACAAGCGGCAGTGCAGGAGCACGGGGTCCGCAAGGTACTGTGGGTCCAGTCGGTCCTCGCGGAGAAGCGGGTGAGCGCGGCGAACGCGGTCCTGAAGGGGCTGCTGGTGCAGACGGTAAACCGGGTCCTCGCGGTGCTAAAGGCAACAAGGGTGACCGTGGTGAAGCGGGTGCGCGTGGCGAGAAGGGCGATACTGGACCAGTTGGACCGTCTGGCGTTCTAACCGCCAAGTTCCCCCTTGTATACTATGCGGAAGACCAGTCCATCGCTATTGATGAAGAGCGGTTGGACAAGATCCTGAAGAAGATCATGGGCGGTGGCAAGGTGTCTCCGCAAGACATGGGCTGGCTTGCGTCCACGGGTGGTGGGGGCAAGGTGGCTGTGTACCACAACGGCACAAAAATCACGCCTGATGTTCGTGGCATAGACTTTACGGGATCTGGTGTGGCTTCGGTCACCAAAGTGGGCGGAAAGATTACCGTAAACATCACTGGCGGTGGTTCTGGTGAAGTCATAATCACCAACACGGGTGTGCAGTCCTTCAACGGCAACACAGGAGCCGTCCAAGGCGTGTCGTCCTTTAACGGGCAGACGGGTGCGGTTTCTTTCCACGACTACGTGTTGTCGTTCAACGGGGTTACAGGTGCAGTGCAAGGACTGACATCACTGAACGGAAAA